CCATCCGGGCACACGTCATGAACGGCCCCTACCGGAGGAAAGCGGAAAAAACGGCGCAAAAGCGGAAGAATCCGGAAGAAAGCGTAGGATTCCGGCGCGGAGGCGGGAAGCCTCTAACACACATCGCAAATCGTACCACCAACCCACAACCCACACAGGAAAGGATGATTTGAATGGCATTCACCAACTTTATCCCTGAAATCTGGTCCGCACGCCTGCTGGACCACCTGGACAAGGTCCATGTGTACGCGGGCCTGATGAACCGGGACTACGAGGGGGACATCAAGGCCTACGGCGACACCGTCCACATCAACCAGCTGGGCGCCATCACCATCAGCGACTACTCCGGCAGCGACCTGGCCGACCCCCAGGAGCTGGACGGCACCCAGCAGAACCTGACCATCGACCAGGCCAAGTACTTCAACTTCCAGGTGAAGGACATCGACAACGCCCAGTCCAACCCCAAGCTGGTGGACGCGGCCATGGTCCGGGCCAGCTACGATATGAACGACGTGATCGACCAGTACCTGGCCGGACTGCTGCTGTCAGGCGTGGACGCGGGCAACGCGGTGGGCAGCGACGCCTCCCCCGTGACCCCCACCAGCGCCAACGCCTACGACTACCTGGTGGACCTGAGCGTGAAGCTGGGCGAGTGCAACGTGCCCATGTACGGCCGCTGGGTGGTCATCCCGCCCTGGTACCACGGTCTGCTGCTGAAGGACCCCCGGTTCGTGGGCAACGGCACCGGCTACAATCAGGCGGTGCTCCAGGGCGGTCTGGTGGGGGAGGCCGCAGGCTTCCAGATCCACCTGTCCAACAACGTGCCCAACACCGGCGGGGCCAAGTACAAGATCCTCGCCGGGACCAACGCGGCCGGGGCCTACGCCGAGCAGCTGGTGGAGCTGGAGGCGTACCGGCTGGAGAAGAACTTCTCCGACGCGGTGAAGGGTCTGCACGTCTACGGCGCGAAGGTGCTGGAGGGGAAGGGCCTGGCGGTGCTGACCGCGAACAAGGCCTAACGGCTTCGGGCAAAATGCTCGCATTTTGCCCGAGATGGCAGTCCGGACGCGCGCCCACCCTTCGGGTGTGCACTTACCGGACTGAGAGGTGAAAAAACTGACGCGCATGGCCCAGGCCACCCTCTCTTGGCCTTCGGCCAATTCACCTTGTGTCGCCAGTTTTTTTCTGATTGAATTTTTTTCGTCCCTTGCGGGACGAACAGCTGTGCATTAAGAGCTTGTAAGGCGGCAAACCGCCAACAATCTCTAAATCTGCGAGGCGATATAAAGGAAAGGAGGACCCCGGGATGACGGAGACGTTACTGGAAAGTCTGCTGGAGCGGCTGGTGCGCAAGCTGGAGCTGGACGAGCCGGACGGGGACACCCTGGCGCTGCTGGAGGATGAGCTCCGGGACGCGGAGGGGGAGATCGCCCTCTACCTGAACTGGGAGGGGGAGGAGGTCAGCGAGAAGCTGGCGGGCAAGCTGGTGGAGCTGGCCGCCCTGTTCTACCGGCAGGACCGGCTGCGCGAGGAGGGGCTGACCGGCCGCTCCTACAGCGAGGGGCAGGTGTCCGAGAGCGAGCAGTACCAGACGCCGGAGCAGCTCCGGGGAGAGATGCGCGACCTGCTCTCCGGGCTGGCCCGGTACCGGAGGGTGGTATGCTGACCGGTCGCACCCCCGCCGCCTGGCGGCGGGGCTACACCCTCCACCGCCGCCGGGTGAAAACCGACAGGTACGGGGACCCGGCGGCGTACTACGACATGGAGCACCCCGACTTCACGGCGGAGGACGGCGGCCCGGCGGGCATCTGCTGGCAGTCCGTCCGGGCGTGGCAGTCCTCCGGCGCCCTCCGGGCCGGGGCGGAGGTCCGGCCCTACGGGGAGCGGTCCGGAGGCGTGCTGCAGGGGGTGCTGTACGGGGAGACGCCGGAGGCGGCGGAGTTTGACCGCTTCGTCATCGGCGGCGTGACCTATGAGCTGCGCGGCGTGGAGCGGTGGCCCGGCCACCGGCTCCTGCTGCTGCAGAGAGTGAAGTGACGGGAGGTGAAGGTCTGTGACCGACGCGGAATTGATTCTGGTGGACGGTCGGCCGGACGTGCGGGAGGCCATCGCCGCCCAGCCCTGCGACATTCCCTACGCGCTCCGGGGGCGGTTCCCCCGGAGCGTGGAGGAGGGGGCGGTCATC